ATAACTACTTGACATAACTATTGCTTATGTATAACTTGTGTATAACTTGTGCATAACTTTATCTATAAGTTATCCACAACATGTGTATAACTTTTCACAAGTTCACAAGCACACTCTAACTCTCAAGTATAGGTTTAGAGTTCCAAAGTAGTTGAAAGTTCAACTATCTAAAGTTATCCACAAGTTATACACAACCTGTGGATAACCTGTGCATAACTATTTTTAGGAAACGATTACGACACGCCCGACCACGAGCGACTGCCGACTCAACGACCAAATCCAAAAAAAGTAACTGTTCATTCTTTTTAATAAATCGTTCAGAAATAGCCCGGCACCGAAGGAGTAAAATAGTCTTAACCGAAAGGAAGCCTATGCCAGACCTCTGGAAGTGCGACTGGTGCGGAAAACACTACGTTGTCCCAACTCTTGCGAGGCTGTGCGAAGATAAACACTTAGAAGAAAACACTGTACAATAGGAACATGCTTCCAGAAGATGAACTCCGCTTCCTGAACTCATGCGGACCATTAATCCCAGACCGTCTTCACCACCTACACCAGTTGGGTTGGTCCCTCTCCACACTTGGTAAATCTCTCGACCCACCTCGCCCAAAATCTACCGTCTACAATTGGATTAAGTCCGTTGAGACCCCCCACACTTTTTCCGAACCTACTCCTACGCCGCCGCCAAAATTCGTTGTTCGCCCCCTCTCCCCAAAAGTTCCGCCATCACTTATTCCAGAACTCCAGCGTCTTTCGCTCCTAGCCCAAAAATGCCGTGCTAGAACACCACCTGCCAGCCCCTACAAAAAGGCAAATGACCGACTCACCCAATTAGTTACAGACCTCTACCTCAAAGGCGTTCCTGTTGATACGATTGCTAAGGCAACTGGCGTATCTGCCAGAGCAATGTTCCGTCGAGTAAATAAAGGTTTGCAAAAATGAAGTATTGCCTTATTTGGAAAAATCCTTCTCTGAAGAATCACCCACAAGCGCGACTGCTACAAACCATGACCACAAACACCACCCCCGCTATTCCCCGCGCTTTCCCGATTGAGGAAGTGCAAAAACTCTCAACTAACCTGCTTTTTGCAACAAATGAAGCAGAACTTATCGAACGGCTAGACAAATCAAGTCAAGAAACTCCAATAATCATCACAACCAAACTAGCCACCGAACTTTTAGGATGGGAAACCTTTAAATGAGAGTCTTAGACACTTTTCCAGCCAATGTTCACATCACTCCAAACGGTACTGCATTGACGCTGGACCCAAGCACTATCTCTCACTACCATGCCTCCACCATTAAAGGCTCACACTTTGCAGATGTTGCCCGTGTGATTGCAACACCAACAACTATTTTCATTGGAGTCGAGTCCCCAACGGGTTCTGTGTTGTTTTTTCGCGAAGATTACACGCAACACACCGTAGATGACCAAAAAATATCGCGTTTTATTACAGTTACGAACAAAATTATCGCAGTTAAAAAAGACAGGTCTTGCGGCTGCGGTTCACGACTGAAGAATTGGTCTCCAGTTGGCAATATGTTAGGAGCAAATTAAAATACTATGACAATCCTTGATTTTATTATCTTTTCTTTAGCAACTTACCGCGTTACACGGCTCATTACACGCGATGAAATTTTCCAAAGCCTACGAAATCGCATTTGGAACCGCTTTCCACCCGAAACAACTAAGACTGGATACCTCTTTACCTGCGAGTGGTGTTCTAGTGTGTGGCTCGGATTGGCTTTCGTATCTTGGTATACAATTAACTCAAGTTCGTTTCGCTTTTTTGCAGTAGCCCTCGCGCTTTCTGCAACGGTGGGGCTGTTGACCGCGTATGAGAACAGGGATTAACCCCTCATGCTCCGCAACCTAATGACAGGACATAAATAAATGGGTATTTTTAGTCGTGATGACTCTTCTGCAGTTAATCCTGCGCAGTCTCTTCCGTACACCGCCCACCGTCCTCTCACAGCAGCAGCCCAGCAAGTAAAAGTTGGCGATAAAGGGGAATTTGAACAGTTCAAAAACCGTCGCTCGTCTTCTTCTTCATCATGGCAGGAAGAAGCATGGGAATACTACGACGCAATTGGCGAAATTAAATATGCTTTTAACCTTGTTGCTTCTGTTATTTCTCGTATCCGTATTTTTGCCGCTGTTGTGGAAAATCCAGCCGAAACTCCTGTAGCAACTCGCACTTCATCAATCATTGACGAGCGTTTAGCATCTGCTGCAGAACGCGCTCTCAACCGTCTCGACTCTGCTTACGGTGGTCAAGCAGGACTTCTACGCGACGCTGCTCTCAACCTCTCTGTTGCTGGTGAGTGCTACCTAGTACAGATGCCAGCACGACCAGCCACAGCAACTCCAGAGTCTTGGGATATTAAATCTGTAGACGAAGTACTTGCAGATGCTAAAGGCGGCTACAACGTCATTGGTCGCCGTGAACAGGCAACTGGTCTTAGTTCAAATAACAAATCAACAATGTTGCTTGGTCCCGGAGCATTTGTTGGTCGCATCTGGCGTTCACACCCTCGTTACTCTGACGAAGCAGATTCATCATTACGCGGTCTACTAGACCTTTGCGCTGAACTTCTACTTCTTAATCGCACCTTCCGCGCAACGGCTCGTTCACGCCTCAACGCTGGTGCTCTGTATCTTCCAGATGGTCTTAGCGTTGCAGCAAATCCTGCACCTGACTATCCATACTCTGATGACACAGACCTAGACCCTGACTACCTTATCGAAGAACAGCAAGACGACTTTGAAGAGCAACTCATAGACGCGATGACAACTCCTATCAAAGACGAAGACTCAGCCTCAGCCGTTGTTCCACTTATCATTCGTGGTCCTGCAGAACTTGGCGACAAAATTAAGCAGTTCAAGTTTGAGCGTTCTTTCGACCCTGCCCTAGCGACTCGTGCTGACCGCGTACTGGAACGCATTCTGCAGGGCGTAGACGTACCAAAGGACGTAGTAACTGGTCTTGCTAATGTCAAGTACTCGAACGCCCTGCAGATTGATGAAACACTTTACAAGACTCATATCGAGCCTCTTATGCTTCTTATCGCAGACGCGCTTACAGTTGTCTACTTACGTCCTTACCTACTTGCAAACGGTTTCCCAGAATCTGATGTTGACCGCATTGTTGTTTGGTATGACCCATCAGGTATCTCAACTCGTAATGACCGCGCTGCTGATGCTGATGCAGGTTTTGACAAAATGGCAATCTCTCTATCTGCTTGGAGACACGCACACGGTTTCTCAGATTCAGATGCTCCTACTCCAGAAGAACTTGCAATCCGTATGTTCTTCGAAAAGGGTATGCTCTCACCTGAACTCACAGAGGCTGCACTTGCTGCTCTTGCCCCAGAGATGATGGACAAGATTAAGGACGCTCAACAGGCTTCATCTGTTGGTCCGCTTCCAGACAATGTTGCACAGGCTCTTTCAGGTGGACCTCAGCCTCCAGCCGCTGAAGGTGAAGCACCTGCTACACCTACCGAAGAAGCCCCTCCAACTGAAGCACCTGTAGAAGAAGCCCCTGCAGTAGAACCTAAAGAACCAACAGCAGAAAACTTCCCTGAGTTGTTTGGTCCTCCTCAATCAGAAGGACAGCCTAATGCGTAACAGCGACCCAAAAACTCCTGCACTAAAAAAGGAAAAAATTCATGGCTCAAAGAAAAACGCAAAAGACTCTGCTTCTAATGGGAAGTCTAAAAGTATTAAGTTCTCAGCAGGAACTGAAAACACCCTTAAAGAAAAAGTTAAAGCACATAACGAGAAGGCTCCTCAAGGTCGCAAGGCTACTCTAGGAATGTTAAAGGCTGTCTACCGTAGAGGTGCTGGTGCATTTTCTACTAGCCACCGTCCCGGAATGACTCGCGACCAATGGGCTATGGGTCGTGTTAATGCTTACTTAAAACTTCTAAAGTCTGGTAAGCCAGCAAATTCTAAGTATGTTTCAGATAATGATTTACTTCCTGCTGCTCATCCGAGAAGCACTAAGAAATCAAACTCCGCACTTGTTGCAGCAGGTCACTTAGTTCCCGAAGAACAAGACTTGGCTAGAGCATTACTTGAAATTGTAGACAAGTATGGAAAGTTCAACGAAGACGAAACAGGCGTATGGGCTGGTTACACTCCTGCCGAAGAAAATGAAGTTGCTTCTATTGGAGTTAATTGCTCCAACTGTGTTTTCTATTTAGGTGGAGACCAATGTCAGATTATTGCTCTACCAGTTGAACCGATGGGTAAATGCAGATTTGCGGTTATCCCAGATGGTGTTGTTAGTTCAGATGCAATTCTTGAATACAACAGAGATAACTTGGAACAAGATGTTGATGACATTTACTACAAACAAGAATTATCTGTCGAACTAAAAGATTTTTCAGAATACGACTCTCCAGAAACTGCTATTATTGCTTTAGCAGAATTTTCTGGTCTAGGTTACGAAATCATTCCTGCACTTCGCGCTTCTTGGTTGCGTGGTGTTAATAGTGGTGAAGAACCATATAGCCGTGCAAAAAAC